ATGAATTCTTAAGTAAATGCGTCCGCCCGAAAATAACCCGTGTCGATGTAGCCCATGATTTTTTCAACGGCGAGTACACACCCGATCAGGCAATTTTAGACCACGATAACGGACATTACGACGTACACAATATGCGGCCAAAAAGCGAATGTCGTGGCACGGCATGGCGCAATGAAGACGGTAGCGGAAAAACCTTTTACATCGGCAAGCGTGGAAACTCAAAATTTACCCGTGTTTACGAGAAAGGCAGACAGTTCGGAGATGTTGACAGCCCTTGGGTCAGGTTTGAAACCGAATTCAGGGCGGGGGATATAGAAATCCCATTGGATATGCTGCTTTATCCTGGTTCGTATCTCGGCGGTGCATATCCGATTTGCAAGGCGATTTTCAAGACCGAAGCCAAGCGGATGGAAGCAAAAGTAGAAACCGTTAATTTGACATTCGACCATAAGCTTTTCCATGCAAGGAATCAGGTCGGCAAGATGGTTAATTTCCTCCGCGATATAGGGTGGGACGATAGCAGGATAGTTGATGAGCTGGTGAAAGGCGTTGAAGGTTATCCCAAAGGTTTACAGCCTGAGCAATACGATTGCAGAAACCAAACGCAGAAATTCCAGTATATACACGAAGAACAGAAAGCCATTAACGCATTGAACATTGAAATACTGTTTGATGATTTGAATGAAGAGAAAGAAACCGCATTCCCCCAAGACAGGGAAAGGCAACACATCAAGGATATTGAGTACGAGGAACGTCAAATATCCGATTTTTTAAACAACTGAAGGAAATTGAAAAATGTTTGAAACAAGCCAAGTAACCACATATCCAGCCACTTTGTTGGGCGCAAAACAATTCAAAGGCGAAATCGACGGTAACAAAATCGATTCATGCACCGTCTTGGTAGCCAGCCCCATGCCGTCAAACGGCAATGCCGTCGGCTTTACCGCGGCAAGCATGAAGTTTGGTGAAAGCCATAATTTTGAAAAATTGAAAAACCTTAAGTTTCCCTGTGCGGTTGATGTAACCGTTGCCATGGAATCAACAGGCAAAGGATTAGTGCCGAAATTGTTGGATTTCCAAGTAAAGGGCGCAGCAACTAAAGCCTAAGAAAGGCTGAATCATGAGTAAGTATAAGCAAAAATTTATTGTACAAGAACTCGAAAATCATGAATTCATTTATCCCGATCCATTCGGCGATATTGGCTTTACGCCGAACATCAAATCAGCCGGCAAGTATGAAAGTTATGAAGACGCTTTTAGCTCGGCATTGGAAGAGATAGGCGGGGAATTTGTAATTTTCGGATTCTACGAAAAAGAAGACTAAGTTTAAGAGGCTCGGCGGGCGGTCTCTAAAACCTTCACAAAGCCAGCAAAACCATTTTTTTATCAACATTTCGTAAAGGAAAACAAAATGAACCTGAAACAAAAACTGCAATACGCCGTCGCCGGTGCTTCCGTTGCCATCATGTCTTTGCCTGCAATGGCAGAAGACAGCGCGTTGATTACAGCCGCCAAAGCTGAATTGTCAGGCGCGAAAGAGGGTGTTTCGTCTATTGGCGCGGTTGTAATCGGTGTCGCTGCTGCAATGGTCGTTGTTGGTCTGATTATTAAAGCAGTACGCAAAGGCGGTTAATGCAAATGGGTTATCAAGTCGGTCGTGTTTGCCATTTCACACACGAAGCGGCGACAAACGACGTGATGACCCGTGTAGTGCCGACAATAGACAAAGACGGGGTGCTGCATCACCCCGTTTTTAACGGCTCTACATGGCAGTATAACGAACAGCAAGTCAAACTGACCTTTCCCGATTGCGACCCGATGGAATATCAGAAGCTGGGTAAAGAGATAGGTTTGATGTGTGTTTCAATCGTCGCCACGGTATTTGTCGTCAACCTAATCTACAAATTCATATTATCCACGAGAGAAAAGAGTAATGAAGAATGATACCCGAAGCAATGTTCATCATCGGCATACTGCCTTATGTCTTGCTCTGTCTGCTGCTTTATTCTCTGCTCCTGTAAGTGCAGAAGTAGGACTTACCCCGCCGGCACAACATCAGGGGGCGGGTTTTCCGTCTGAGCAGGCCTTGAGACAAAAAGGATACGATCCGAAAACAGGCGTATGGCGCGTGCAAAGCCAAAACAACGGCAGACCGACCGTAACCAAGTCGGGCGATAACATCAAAGGTACGCAGTCTAAGACCGTAACCGCAACGGGCAATTATGGCGAGAAGGGAACGTTTAGGACGACGCAGACGCAGACTGTAAGCTCTTCAAAATTGCAGAATACTATAAATGGAGTTTGGGCAGGTGGTGCATTGGCAGCTGCAGTTGATAAACATAGTGGTTTGATGGGAGCAAGAATTAGGTCAGGAGATTATAAAGGTGCTGTCGAAAGTGGTGTTTTAATGGCTGGTACCTTTGGAAATAATTTGTTTGGAGGATTTGCAGAGTCCTTGGGGAATATAGGACGTGGATTAGGTTTGATTGATAGCCCGTCTCCTCAAGATTTCAGACAAGCTGGAGACCGTTTTTATCAATGGCAAATGCAGCAAGAAAAAAACGGCGACTTTTCCAAAGCCGTCGAAGCTGCCGCCGCTAAAAAAGCAGCGGAACAAGCCGCAAAAGCGGCCCAAGGCAACAAAGAATACAAAGAGGCAAAGGAACGTTCTAAAAAAGAGACTGTTTATCAGGTTGTTTTGGGCATAACACATATGGTCAATGGCAGACAAAAATCGGAGAATAAATACATAGGTGCTTATACAAATAAGTTTGCTGACAATGCGGGTGCTTCATATGATAAAGATGGTAAGCAGAGGATTATTAAAAGTTCCCCTTTAGAGTCATATCTTCCCGGGTCGTGGTCGCCTAATTCGATTATTTATGCAAATTTGCAAGTTGTATCTGAAAGAACCCCGCCTCCTGAAACCGTTACACCTCAAGACATGATGTTGAATCAGCAAGACATCAAAGACATCCTGTCCCGTATGCTGAACAATCAACAGACCAATCATGCCGAATTGATGAATCAGTTGGCAAAAATTGGCGACGCAGTTGAGAAGTCTACCGAATCAAACCAATTCACGCCCATGACTGCCGATTCAGCACCCTACACACCGCAAGGCAGCAATACACCGCAACAGACACGGTTTACACTTAACGCAGACGGCTCGGTTTCAACGTCTATTATTCCGCGTCCTGATCTGAAACCAAATTCCACGCTCGCGCCGACACGCAGCGAAATCATACCGACACCGAATAAAGGACAGAACACGCCAACAACACCCAACAGTCCGAATACACCTACAACACCCGATAGTCCGAATGCACCGACGACACAGAATCAGCCGAATACACCTACAACGCCTGATACTCCGACAGGGCAACAAAATCAGAATCAAAACCAAGAGAATCAGAAGCAGGATTTTTGTCAAAAAAATCCGAATGCTGCTCAATGTATGCCGGGTGGCGATACGACCTATGAAGACATCGTCTTGCCTGAAAACACAATAGATTTGAGTTTCAGCCCTGAAAACGTCTTCCAAACAGAAGGCGTTTGCCCGCAACCGAAAAGCGTGGATTTGGGCGCATTTGGGCAAGTCGAATTCAGCTATCAGCCGCTTTGCGACTTTGCCGCTAAATTGAGACCAGTCCTAATCATGATGACGATACTGACATGTGCATGGTTCGTCTATGGCGCATTGGAGGAGCTATGAACTGGGGCAGTTTGATAACAGCAGTTTTAATGTCTGTGGCGGGCAGAATATTGACCGCCATAGGGCTTTCTTTCGTGACAGTGGCGGGATTTCGTCAGTTGCAATCCTATTTCATTCAACAGGTTCAAAACCATATTGGCGGTTTCCCTGAAGACGCATTGCAAATCGTCTACATCATGGGTTTCGGCGTCATGCTGAATTGGATATTTGGCGCATTCACATTTATAGCAACGATAAAGGGCTTTAAGAAACTGTCCACTATCGTCAAAAGTGAGGGATAAAAAATGCTTTACCTATATACAGGCGTTCCCGGTGCGGGAAAAACATTGTATGCGGTTTCCAACCTTGTTAAACGCAAAGACTTTAAAGACCGTCCCATATTCGTGGACGGAATCAAAGACCTAGACCATGACAAAATAAACTACTTTGATATACCCGAAGGCGAAAGCATTCAGACATGGCCGAAGTGGGCGCCTCCGGGTGCGATTATCGTAGTTGACGAATGCCAACGAATATTCCGCCCACGTCCAAGCGGTTCGAAAGTACCCGACTACGTCGCCGAACTTGAAACACACCGACACCGTGGTCTTGATTTCATCTTGATAACCCAACATCCCCGCCTGATAGACGTCCATTTGCGCGGACTGATAGAACATCACACGCATTTAGGTAAGACCAATCTAGGGCTGCGCCGTAAGCTCGAATGGACGACAGGTGGCGCAAAAGACCCTGAAAGCAGGGCAAACATTAGGGAAGCTCTAATAAGCGTGTACAGGCTTGATAAAAGCGTGTACGGTCTGTATAAGTCCGCCGAAGTACACACCAAAATCAGGACGAAAAAAAGCAAACTTTTAATACTGTTCCCGCTCGCCCTATGCCTCGTAGGTTACGGAATATGGTCTTTTACTGGATTTTGGGGCAAATTCTCGGGCGA